AGCAAAAAAAGTGGACTCGATATTTCTTGGATATTTAATGATAATGTCTATGGAAATATCGACTGGTCAGTTCCTATTAATGTTCCTTTAATGGAGTTGTACAAAGCCCGTGCATTACAATTAAGACAACAGTATGATTATGTAACTCTGTATTATAGTGGCGGAGCAGATAGCACAACTGTACTACATTCTTTTATAGACAACAATATTTTTATAGATGAAATATTAATATGGAATGCTGAACCCTACGATAAGCAAACTAATGATAAAGATTATTCAAATAGAAATTATAATAGCGAAGTTAAGTATGCTGCTATGGTGCATTTGGATAAAGTTAAAAACTCGTTAGATCCTAGGACTAAAATTACACTAAAGGACTTTGCAAAAACAGGCTTAGAAATATTAAGTAAACAAGATAACTGGTATGAAACTATGCCGTTAGGTGTAACTATTAGTATATCAGGAATATTAAGACAAGTATGTCAACATAATGATGCACATTTTCTTAGACAGCAAGATACTGGAAAGTCTACATGCTATGTTATGGGCATTGACAAACCTTTGGTGTGCAAAACGGGCAATGACTACTATGCATATTTCCAAGATAACTCTGCATACCATGTGATGAGCCCTGTTGATTTTATGGGCACTAATGATCGAGTAACTACTGAATTCTTTTATTGGACACCAGACTTTCCTGAAATTGTAGTTAAACAATCTCAGTTAATAAAAGCTCATTACGAATCAAACCCCGCGATTACGCACATGGCTGAAAAGTCATTAACAACACACATAAGCGAATATAGAAATATTATACATGACGCAATATATCCTAGAGAGTTCTGCGAAGAGTTCCAAGTAGAAAAGCCTAGTACTCACATCAAACGCCAAATGGATGATTGGTTTTGGGAAATAGCAGATGAGCGCACACGAATGAATTATTTAGAAACTATAAAGTATCTAGGGCAAAACACTGATTCAAAACATATGATTAAAAATAATATTAATTGGGGTATTGCTGCTCATCGTTCTAAGTTTTACAAACTGTAGCCACAATTATATAATAATCATTAACTGCGCATATAAGTACTGTTATATAAAAAAGGATAATCTATGATTAAATTTAATGAAGCACACAAACGTACTATTGGCAAGTCTGTGTCGTGGCGAATAATAATAACGCTTGTACAAATTATTAACGGACTGATAGTTACGGGAAGTTTGGCATTTGGCATACAAATGGCAAGCCTTGGTGCTGCTGTAAACATAGTCTTGTATTGGGTTCATGAAAGAGTATGGAACAAGATACAGTGGAGCAGAGAACAAGCCGGAAGCACGTATAGTGAAAAATGGTACAGAAGCATTAGTAAAGACCTATCGTGGAGAGTTATTATTACTTTTAACAACTTTTGGATGCCGTGGGTATTAACAGGAAGTTGGAAAGTAGGACTTTCGTTTATGGGCGTAGCAACAATTGTTAACATGTTTATATACTGGTCACATGAAAGACTTTGGAACATTGCATCATTTGGTAAGCAAGTATTAGACGTGGATGATACTAACGATGTATTGGAAAAATGATTGGCTCAGTTATCATTATGACCGTCTAGGAGTTGCAAAAACTAGAACAACAGATGCGAGCGAATGGTGGCAACTGCGTATTAAGAAAACTATTTCTAGGCCAGTTAAGTCTTATCACGAAGAGTTATTACTTAATGCACACGCAGTTAAGGATGCATTTAATGAGCCGCTTGACTTACTATTGTCAGGTGGCTTAGATAGTGAACTAGTACTTCGTAGTTATGTAGAAGCAAAAATTCCTATAAATGTTTTCATTGCAAAATACAACGATGATATTAATGCAGTTGATTTTCACGAAGCACTTACTACTTGTAAAATTTACAATGTTACACCTACTATTATAGATTGTAATTTAAAAAAGTTTATAGAAAATGATGCACACGACATGTGGAATCTAGGATACTTTGCCTCTGCTGGTTATATGGTTATGATGAAGCTTATAGAAAGTCTTGATAACATACCAATAATATGCGATGGCATTAATGCAGATAACTTTAGACGGGCTAGTAAGACACAATGTGATATAGTTATATATGAAAAGCACTTTTCAGCAGCAATACACGGCAACACAATTAATAGACCTCTTATTTCTAGTTGGTATGATTATTCTCCAGAGCTAACAGCAGCATTCTTAGATCTAAATTTACACAAATGGAAAAAACATAAATTAATAACTCCGCCTTTTAATAACGCTAATCTTCATAAACTAAAATATCTTAATAGTAATAAACTCTTTGGAACAAGGATACGCAAAAAACAATCAGGATGGGAATCAGGATTACGAGATGGATCTTTAGTTCCGTATATAGAAGAATTTAATAAACAACATAAGAGTAATACTGTTGATGGAATAGAAGCAACATTTCCTTATAATACTTTTAGAAGTATGTTATGAGTGTATTAAAACGTCCGCCCGGTGATTCATTTACTTTTAGATTATTTTTCCAAGTAACGTCTAAAATAAAGTTTCCGTGTGATAAAATTTATTTGTGGTCAGCTCCGCTTGGCCCTAATTACAAACATCCTAAAGAAGAAAGCGAGGGAGAGTTTGAAACTGAATTAGATTACAGAATCCACCTTTACAATCTTAAATCAGATGTAGTTGTACTAGGTATTAAAGACCATTTAACTCCAGACGATTTTAATTATTGGAACGATACTAATCCTGGTACTGTAGATTATCTCGAAGCGTTATTTAATTTTTATAGTAATAAAAAATTTATATTACTTACTTCAGTTGAAAATTCCGAAGCGTACTTTACACATCCTAATGTTAGTATAATTCCTTGGGGAGGCGACATTACTAATCATCAGAAAGAGTATAAAACAGTTGAGCCTGTATTAGAAAAGAACTTAGATAGCAGTCGTACGTTTCTCAGCCTTAATAGAAATAAGCGTACACACAGAGCAATGACGCTTGCACTATTACATGCATTGGGTTGGCAGAAGCATGGATTAATATCATGTATATTTAAAGATATGCCTACAGATGTTATCGAGTACACAAAATGGAAAGTATCTGATTCAGCTCTTTATTCCGATGGATGGAATAAGTTGTTAACATCAACAGATCTTTTAACTGACAGTCATGATATATACGAAAAGCTGGATAACGATAATGCTACTAATTTTAAAAATAAATTATCAGAATACTACAAAAATACATTTGTAGAAATTATAAGCGAAACTAGTTATACTGAAAAGTGTTACAACTTAACAGAAAAAACATTAAATAGTATATACGGTTGTTCGTTCCCAATATTGTTATGCAGCAAAGGCAGCGTAGACTTTTTACGTTCAATGGGTTTAGATATGTTTGATGATATAGTTGATCATAGTTATGATGCTATTGATGATCCTGCAGAACGGTTAGAAGCTGCAATTATAGACAATGCAGAGTTATTAACAAATAACAAGCGTACTAAAGACCTTTGGGTACAAAATAAAACTAGATTTGAGAATAATGTTGACTTTTGCCGAGAAAGACTGTATAATTACTACAGTGACAGAGCTAAAGCAATGTTTGATGGTGTAATTTCTAATGAACTATAAAAATGACGACTCTTTTTTCACAGTTATATTACCAATACGCACTCCTCTGAAATATTGGGATATATACAAATGGGCTGAAAAAGATCCTAATGCAACATTTAGATTTATCCGCGATTTTGAAATTGAAGATGATAGACTAACACTTAAAGAAGTTAACGAAATGTATCCCGGAGTTAAGGTTGTCGGTGCCGTAACAAATCCGTGGGGCAGAGCATTGTGGGCGTATAATATGACAATAGACCCGCCGACTGGATATCCAGGAGTTGCTGAAGTTTCGAAACATTTTAAAAACATAGACTTTACTTCGTTTGACGCATATTTAAATAGTATAGAACAATGCGAGATACTTGATGCTAAAACACATCCTTCTACTCCGCAATCAACTTGGATTAGTTATGATAACACCCAAGTTGATTATATACTTCGTGCAGAGCATTTAAATGAAGACTTTAAACTGTTGCAGCAATACTTTGAATCAGACATACCGTTAGGTGTAGACGATTTTACAATTGACTATAAGAAGCACTATACATCGACAACTAAAGCTATTATTGAAAAGTATTTTAAAGAAGACATTGACAGATTTGGATATGAATTTTAATGTATGATATTGTATTCATAAGTTATCAAGAACCTAGCGCAGATGCTAACTACGCTACCCTTAAGGCTAAGTTCCCTATGGCTAAACGTGTACACGGAGTTAAAGGAATACACCAAGCACACATAAAAGCAGCAAAGAAATGCTTTACTAAGATGTTTTGGATCGTAGATGGCGATGCTGTAGTTAATAATAGTTTTAACTTTGACTATGTTGTACCTGAACATCAATTAGATCATGTACATGTATGGAGAGCAAAGAATCCTATTAATGGATTAGAATATGGTTACGGAGGGGTAAAGTTATTTCCTCGACAGATGACAATCGATATGGATACTAGTAAAGCAGACATGACTACAAGTATTAGTTCGCAATTTATTGCTGTAGAAGAAACCTCAAACATCACAGCATTTAATACTGATCCGTTTGAAACATGGAAAGGTGCATTTAGAGAATGTGCTAAATTAAGTAGTAAAACAATCACGAGGCAAAACGATGAAGAAACCAAAGGTAGACTTGATATCTGGTGTACAAAAGGCGGTGAGAGACGCTGTGGTAATTTCGCTATCGCTGGCGCTATTGCTGGCAGGGAGTTTGGGTTATCTAATATGGCGGATCTTAACCTTATAAATAACTTTGAATGGTTACAGGAGAGGTTTGATGCAACTTGTAAGTGACATTAAAACAGTACACATTGAACTAACTGATAAATGCCAAGCACAATGCCCAATGTGTGCCAGAAACAGCCACGGCGGAGCCACTCGACCTTTTATTCGTAATGGCGATATAAGTATTACACAATTTAAAGATTGGTTTCCTAAACAGTTTTTATCACAGTTGGATAACTTTTATAGTTGTGGTAACTATGGCGATCCGGCATTTGCAAAAGACTGCTTAGAAATATATTCTTATGTACGCGAATGTAATCCTACAGTTCGGCTAGGAATACATACTAACGGCGGCATGCGTAATCCTGCATGGTGGGCAAAACTAGCACAGCATAATATTGATGTTGCGTTTGCTGTTGATGGATTTAAAGGCAAACACGAATTATACCGTAAGAATACAAAATTTGATAAAGTGATCGAAAACTTAAAAGCATTCTGCGATGCAGGAGGCATTGCCCGTGTTGATAGCTTAGTGTTTGAACATAACGAGCACGAAGTAGATGAATTAGAAAGTTATCTATTATCATTAGGTGTACAAGAAGTAAACTTTGTAAGTACTACACGATTTTACGAAATGAAAGAGTTTGAAGTACACGATAACAATGGTAATGTAGAATACACTATTGCTCCTGCACAAACAGAAAGGTTTAAAAAAACTCCTAATAATAGTTTAAATGCACTTGTAGACCCAGCGGTGCGTAACGCAGCAGTTGAATCAGCAATAATTGAGCCTAAGTGCGTAACTGAGAAAGGTGTTTATATAGATCCTTATGGTAATATATTTCCTTGCTGTTGGATAGGCGGTGAATATATTGAACAACCAGTGGAAGAAAAATTACCAATTCATTATCTTAGAAATTTAAGTGTAGACAACACAAAGACTATATTAAAAACTGTAGGCGTGCCTAACTGCCACGATGCTGTCTTAAATACTAACGAAAATTTATTTAAAAAAATGCCAGACTTTTGGCAAGGAAAGAATAAATGCCTAACTTGTGTTAAAGTATGCTCTAAAGCGTTATACGATAGTAGAAAATGAGTAACTTTCAAAACATACCATTTGAAGATATAACAAGCTTCGGCCAAAAGACGCTGTTGAACACAAACTTGTTTACAGTTAGTTGGATCCTTGCTAGGTTTTGTAACTACAATTGTAGCTATTGCTGGCCCTATGCTCGTAGCAGCACTCCTGATCATCAAGATTTAGCAGTATATACTAACACAATTGACGAAATAAAGCGCCAAGCAAGAGAAAACGGCTTTACTGACTTTCACTTTAGTTTTAGTGGAGGTGAGCCTACTGCATATAAATACTTTGGGAAGGTTATAGACCATTACTGTAGTGATACAGCTCCTGAGTACCAGAGTATCCACATGACAACCAATCTAAGCCCAGGAAGCAAATGGTGGAACAACTGGTTAGAATCTACAAGCAGTTTGCAACGTAGAAGTATAACAGCAAGCTACCATGCAGAGTTTGCAAATGAACAGGAGTTTGGGGATAAATGTCTCCAATTAATGAAAAATAATGTATATATTACGATCAATCAAGTTATGGTTCCTGAAATGTTTGAAGAGCTTTACGAACGTTTACAGCGATTTGCCGCCAGAGGCATTAATGTTACTGTCAAGCCACAGTCCGATCCTACAGCCTCTCGTGTGGTATCCGGATATACGGATGTACAACTCGGCTTGTTGCAAACAGGATTCCCACAAAGAATCCCAGACGAATTTAAAAAAATAATACCGTTATTGCAAGTAGAATTGCAAGACAAAGACGGTAACGTCTACTACGTAGATCAAGCAGAACGCTTTAATTCCTTCGGATTCAACAAGTTCAAAGGCTGGAGTTGTAATGCAGGATACCAAGGATGCGTCATTAGAGAGAATGAAGTTAAGCGCAGCTACAGTTGCCATGACGAACCTCTAGGCACGTTAGACGGCGGCTTTGAGCTCTTTAAAGCGCCACGTAAGTGCATTACTCCTACTTGCGTAAGTAGTGCAGATAGTAAACTACCAAAGGTAAAGTATGAAAGTTGAAATACAAGATGTGTTATTCTGGATGGATGCTATTCGTAATAGTGAAGATCGCTATCGTACTCTAGAAAGCTTTTGGAAAGGACAAGTCAACAGTAAAGTTTGGCTCATTGAACAATTAACTAAAGTGTATAAAGCGCATTATAGTAAATCTAATATAGTAATTTTTGGTGGCTGGAACGGAGTACTATCAAATCTGCTATTTAATAGTGATATGTCCATTAGGCACATTACAAGTGTAGATATAGACCCTGCATGTGAAGAAACAGCGTGTACAGTAAACAAGCGTCAGGAAATAGAAGGACGGTTTACCGCAGTAACAGCAGATATGTGTGATTATTCATCTCCTGCAAATATTATTATTAACACAAGCTGTGAACACGTTACGCAAGAACAATACGAACAATGGTTAAGTAATCAACCAGATGATGCAATATTTGTAATACAGAGTAATAACTATTTTGAATTGCCCGAACATATACGTTGTGCAACAGACGCAGACGACTTTATGCGTATGAGTAAAATTAAACCTCTATGGCGAGGTGAATTTGAAACTCCTAAGTA